CCAAGAAGACAAAACGCCTTGCACGACCTGTGCCGAGCGTGTTGACTTTATTGTAACAGGGGAGCTCGTAGATTAATGTTTGATGAACACATTTTAGCATGGTGTAGATCGCAAAAAAACCCTATGCCTTTTATCCAAAGATTTTTGCTTTTACGGAAAAGAGCGAGAGCTTAATGAGCAATAAACCCGAGTCACAGTTATGGTATAAACTCCGTGATGGAACCAAGGATCTAGGTGTGTTTTGGACACGCCTAGAATCATGGGCAAGTCCAGGTGTGCCGGACTTACACGGCATCGTCCAAGGTCATCCTTTTTGGTTAGAATTGAAGGTCCACAGGTTAAAGTCCCTAAAGTCTATAACCTTACGTCCTCACCAAATCGCGTGGCAAACAAGATATTCTATGAATGGCGGCTCGGTTTATAACTTGGTTCATCATCCTTCTTCCTCTACCCTAAATATATATGGTGGACAAAGAGCGATGCAGATAGCAGGAAACGGAGAATCATGGACCCCTGACTGGAGTTGCCCGACACCGTACGATTGGACGGGTATCATCAATCATATTCTATCATCAAATCAGACCCATCACAAGGAGAAGGATCTCTAATTTTGTCCCATGATAGAGGAAGAATGATTATGACAAAGAGTTTGAGGATGATTGATGATGAACGATAATCCACGGACGATGATTGATGATGACGATGATTCTTGAGGATTCGGAGTCTATAAATAAAGATAATCAAAGAGTATAAAAGACTTGCTCCCGCTGTGGGTTCACTATACTCTGTAGTTACTGGCACACGGTGTGCTGGGATTGCTCGTAGAAAGGAGCTTCTATCATGGCTAATACAGCTAAAAAGACTTCCCCTAAATCTGCCTCTAAGAAGGCTGTCGTAAAATCCGTTGAGTTGGTGGTCACCGACCAAGAGTTGACGTACGACGACATCTGGCACTTTGTTCAAACTCAGGCAGGCGGCAACGAGGCCAACGTAAGAATCGTTGCTCTTGACAATGTAGACCTGAAGTCTGACGCTCCCGTGCCATTTGGTTACGGTGGACGGTCGGGCGGTGTGCGCCAGAAAATACAAGACTGGATGTTACGCGGTGTTGAGGGTGATGTCACACTAAAGGCGGTTCTCACTAAAGCCGCACCTCTAGGACACAGTCGTAAAAAGCCTGTCTGCCTACACGCTCTCTTGCATGGTGGGTACTCACCGTCCAGCAAATACTGGATGACACCGTTCGTCAAGCTTGTAGTCCAAGCCTAAGGATTAGGGGACTTCGGTCCCCTTTTCTTCCCATCCCATTCCTGAGGAAGAAAGATAATGAGACCTTTCTTGAGGAAATTTGAAGACGTATATATACAAAGGTATATATAATAATCAATCATTATCAATCATCCTCGGGTCATTGTTAGAGGATTCTAGAGGATTTGGAAGCTACAAAGAAGATAACAAAAGACACACTTTGACATTTTAGCTGTTACATTGGTACTATATTAACTAACCAGTAAAGGGGTTTTTCATGAGTACGAGAGCTGTTTATACGTTTGCTAACTTTGAGGCAAACAATTTCAAGGACATCCATTTCTATGTCCATCAGGACGGGTATCCTGAGGGTGCGGCCAAATATTTTGAGGCTATGCTCTATTTTGCAAACCTCAGCGAGCCTCCCGAGCCTATACCTATGCAGTTTGTTTATGCTGTCAAAGATGTAGGTATCAGCCCTGCATTGCAAGCCAACCGTCTAGATGCAGGAGATCTTGAGTGGGGTTACACTTTAACCGAGGACCACAACGTCACGGTACACCGCATTAAAAATGGGACGGAAACCGAGCACTGGTCAGGTAGTCTTGACCAGTTTCTCAACAAGTACCTATAATAGGAGAAGGGGGCTGCGGTTCCCTTTTTGTCCCATCCCATTCCTGAGGAAAGAAGAGCCATCCCATTCTTGAGGAAGAGGGCTTATCATCATGTCTATATATAAATCCTCATAGCCTCCTTATCAATCATCCTCAAATTTCTCTCCGTCTTATAAAATCAGGTCGGCCAAATAAAACTTGGTCACTGGCAAGCGTTGCAATAAAGTAAGTAAACAACAACAACACAGGAGCAGGAAATGGGCGTAATTATTATACTACTTATAATGGTAGGTATTTATGGCGTGTTAAAATAATTATAAATAATACAAGTTCACTATTGTAATACATATTTAGTTGTGCAATAAAGTAAGGGTAGCCAATAACGGCTACAGCCAAAAACCAGTAAAGGGGTATTAAAATGGCACTAAATAAAAACCAAGCAAAAGCAAAAAAAGCAAACCCAGTAGCACCAGCACCAGTAAAAGTAGTAACACTACAAAATACAGGTACTGCAATTACTAACGCGCAGCTTTGGGCTTTTGTAAACACACACGCAGCGGGCAGCTTGCACAACGTACAAGTTAAGCCACTTGCAAATGTAAACCTTAACGCGGCACAGCCTGTGCCTTTTGGTTTTACTGGCAAGGGTACTGGTGTACGCGCAACAATACAAAATTGGTTGCTTAATGGTGTAAACGGCAACAACAGCCTAGCCGCTATACTTAACGCAGCCAAGCCACTAGGCCACAGCACTAAAAGCCCTGTGTGCCTAATGGCAATGCTAAATGGCGGTTACAGCCCTAGCAGTGCGGTATGGGGCACAGGCTATGTGCAGCTAGTAGTGCAGCCACAGCCTACAGCCAAGGCTACAGCCTAACGGCAACGGCTAGGGGTAAGGTACCCCTAGCCACCCACTGGCTACCACAGCCCACCCCACCCCCTACCACCCCCCCTGTGGACGACCTTTGGTTGTGGCGTCAGCTATAACCAAGTTCTGGATATTTCTTCGAGTACCAAAAACATTTTGCGTGGATAGTGAACTGTGCTCAACGGAAAGCCTAGACGACGTACCCCCTATAGTGTGTGTTGATTATAGGTTCATTGCCCTTTGAAATTTTTCGATGTATTTATAATATATGACCCTTGACCTTACAAATGTCCCAGAAGAGCATTTAAAGAAATTCGCAAATTTATTAGACCGAGCTAAGGAAATCAGTGAATCTGAGTTAGCGCGTGAAGATTTTATGGAATTTACGAAAGTTGTTTGGGAAGATTTTATTAATGGACGCCACCATAAGATTATGGCTGAGAAGTTCAACCGTTTGGCCCGTGGTGATTTGAAGCGATTAATAGTGAATATGCCACCACGGCACACGAAATCTGAATTCGGAAGTTATTTATTACCTGCGTGGTTGATGGGACGTAAGCCTACGTTGAAGATTATGCAGACTACCCACACTGCGGAGTTGGCGTTTAGATTTGGACGTAAGACCCGTAACTTGATGAATTCGCCTGAGTACAAAAAAATATTTGATGTGGAGTTGCGAGCGGACAGTCAGGCTGCGGGACGTTGGGAGACTTCAAAGGGTGGTGAGTATTTTGCTGCGGGAGTTGGCGGTGCGGTTACTGGACGTGGAGCGGATTTGTTAATTATTGACGACCCCCATAGTGAGCAGGATGCGTTGAGCCCTACGGCTATGGAACACGCTTATGAGTGGTATACTTCTGGCCCGAGACAGCGTTTACAACCTGGAGGGTCTATTGTAATTATTATGACCCGATGGGCAGAAAATGATTTAACGGGTAAGTTGTTGAAGCAACAGGCGCGAGATGTTTTGGCAGATAAGTGGGAGGTTGTTGAATTCCCTGCTTTGATGCCTGAGACTGATGAGCCGTTGTGGGGAGAGTATTGGAAAAAGGAAGATTTACTTTCTGTCAAGGGAAGTTTATCGGTAGGTAAGTGGGAAGCTCAGTGGCAGCAAAACCCGACGAGTGAACAGTCTGCTATTTTAAAGCGAGATTGGTGGAAGCGTTGGGAGAAAAAAGAGTTGCCGCCTTTGGAGTATATTATGCAGAGTTATGATACGGCTTTCAGTAAAAAAGAGTCTGCTGATTATAGCGCGATAACTACATGGGGTGTTTTTTATCCTAAGGAGGGTGAACCGCCGAACATTATTCTTGTTGATGCTTCCCGTGGTAGATGGGATTTTCCTGATTTGCGTAGGCGAGCGTTAGAAGAGTATAAGTATTGGGACCCTGAGTGTGTTTTAATTGAGGCGAAAGCTTCGGGGATGCCGTTAACCCAAGAGTTGAGAGCTATGGGTATACCAGTGCAGAATTACAGCCCGAGTAGAGGCAATGATAAATTTACGCGAGTGAATTCAGTTGCGCCTTTGCTTGAAAGTGGTTTAGTGTGGGCTCCAGATACTAGATGGGCCGAGGAAGTTATTGAAGAGTGTGCTGCTTTCCCTGCTGGAGAGCATGATGATTATGTTGATACTGTAACACAGGCTTTACGCAGATTCAGAGAAGGAGGCTTTATCCAACACCCCGAAGATTATGAGGAAGAGGATACAGGTCCTAGGATAAGGAAGTATTATTAATGGCACTACCCCCACGTCCGAGCAATATTGATAGAGCGTTAGTACAGGCTCCGAATGATTTCTTAAGTATAGAAGATGATAATCTTGCCCAACAAGAAAATGATTTTTTAAATGTAGAAATTGTTGAGAATGAAGATGGAGCTGAAGTAACTTTTGGCGAGGATGAAGAAACTCTTGGCGAAGAGCCAGAAAACTTTTTCGATAATTTAGCCCCGATGGTTTCCGATGCTTCGTTAACTGGTGTTGCGAGTTATGTGCTAGAGTCTGTAGAAGAGGACCGCAATAGCCGTGATGATTGGGAAGATACTTATGTCAAGGGTTTAGATTTGCTTGGTATGCGGTATGAAACCCGTTCCGAGCCTTTTGATGGTGCTACTGGAGTAATCCACCCGTTGTTGAATGAGGCTGTCACACAGTTTCAGGCCCAAGCTTATAAAGAGATGTTACCAAGTTCAGGCCCAGTGCGAGCTAATATTGTTGGTGCGCCCAACCCTGAAACTGAGCAACAGGCGAAACGTGTTCAAGAATATATGAACTACCAAATCATGTATGGTATGGAAGAGTACGAACCAGAGTTTGACCAGATGTTATATTATCTTGGTTTGGCGGGTAGTGCTTTTAAAAAGGTTTACCGTGATGAAGGTTTGGGACGCCCTGTAAGTAAGTTTATCCCTGCGGAAGATGTGCTTGTACCTTATGTTGCTACTGATTTAAAAACTGCTGAGCGTGTTACACATTCTATAAAAATGTCTGAGAATGAGTTACGCAAGTTACAGGTGTCTGGTTTTTATCTCGATATGGAGAAAAAAGGTGGAAAGACTGATGGGTCTGACACTATTACTGATGCTTATGATGATATTGAGGGCAGATCGCCGTCGGGTACGGATGAGCAGTTTACGTTGTATGAATGCCATTGCTTTTTGGATCTCGATGATTACCCCGATGTTGATGAAGAGGGTGAAGAGACAGGTATAAAGCTCCCCTACATTGTAACAGTTTGCCTTGATACAAGCGAAGTGTTGTCTATTCGGCGTAATTATAAGCCAGATGACCCTAGAAAAAATAAAATCCCACATTTTGTGCAGTATAAGTTTACTCCAGGATTAGGTTTTTATGGTTTTGGCTTGATTCACTTGCTTGGGAACTTGTCCCGTACAGCTACAGCTAACTTACGGCAGTTAATTGATGCGGGTACGTTGAGTAATATGCCAGCAGGATTTAAAGCTAGAGGTTTACGGATTGCAGATGAGGCAAACCCGCTCAGTCCTGGAGAGTTTAGGGATGTTGATGTTCCTGGAGGTGATTTAAAAGCCTCTTTAATGCCGTTACCTTATAAAGAACCTTCTGCGACGTTGTTCCAGTTGATGGGTTTCGTAGTAGAAGCAGCCCAACGGTTTATAGGGACAACCGATATGGGTATGGGGCAGGGTAATACAGAAATGCCTGTTGGTACTACGATTGCTTTGTTGGAACGTGGCAATAGGATTGTAAGTGCAGTTCATAAACGGCTCCATTCGTCTATGAAATTAGAGTTAAGGATGCTTGGGCGGTTATTTTCAGAGGATCCAACACCTTACCCTTATGCAGTAGGCGTAGATGGGCAGATAAAAACCCAAGATTTTGATGGTCGTGTAGATATACTGCCAGTAAGTGACCCTAACATCTTTAGTATGTCACAAAGGGTAGTTTTAGCCCAAGAACAGTTGAAATTAGCCCAAGCAGCGCCTGAGTTACACAATTTGTATGAATCCTATAAGCGTGTTTATGAAGCATTAGGTGTGAATAATATCGAACAGATATTAAACCCTGAGCCTGAGCCGCAGCCTTTAGATCCGTCAACAGAAAACCAAGAGGCTAGTAAGGTAGCGGGTGGACAAGGGCAAATGCAAGCTTTCCCTGAGCAAGATCATGATAGTCATATAGCTGTACACGCTGCGTATATGAATAGTAAGGTTGCACAAATGCAGCCTCCACTTTTAATGACCCTTGAAAAGCATATTTACGAACATTTGGGTATGAAAGCCCAAGTTGCACACGATCAACAAATGGCACAGGACCCACAGGCACAACAGCAACAGCCTGAGGAACACGCTAAGATGATTGCCCAGATACAGGCACAATTAATTGCTGAATACCAAAAGGCCCAACCTCCTGCACAAGAAGATGACCCACTTGTACGCATTAAGGAACAGGAGTTGCAGTTACGTGAACAAGAGATGCAAGCTGATCAACAGAGCGATCAACAAAAACTTGCGTTAGACCAACAACGAGCTCAACAAACTTTCCAATTAGGACAAGATCGTATAGATAGTACAGAAGACATAGCTCAAATGCGAGCTCGTATTGCCATACAGAAACAAAATCAAACGAGGGGTTAATATGGCTGTTAAGAAAAAGAAAAAGGCAAAAGACGAAGGAGGCCTCCATGTTGCAATTATTATTGGTGAAAACAAAAAATCTAATGGAGGACCTCGGGATGTCGCTCGTCAGGGGATGTCGATGGGCGGCAAACCTGAGTTTATGGGGAATGCCTATCCTTCAGCCGATACTGACAGGGTTAGTCGTGGTGGTGGTATTGCGGTTACTGGGGTAAAATTTAGAGGGATTAAATAAATGGAAAAACGATTAAAGCAACTTGTGCAGTTAGCAGAAGATGGTGATGAAAACGCAGCATCAGATATTGCTAAAGAGTTTCCCGCCCAATTTGAAAAGATATTTGGAATCCCTATGCCTAAGTTGGTAAAAATGGGTCATGGTGGTGAAGCGGTATCTGTTAAGACTCCGTCTACACGCAAGAAAAAAGTAGCAAGACCCCAAGGGGTGCGGTCTGCTAAAAAAGGTTTTGGCAAAGCTTACATGACATGACCGAGTTCGACAAAGCAGATCTTGATAAAAACGGCACGATTGAACGGAGTGAGTGGAACAAGCTTGCTTTAGAAGACCGTAGGCTTGTTATTGTTGACCAAGACCTGAAACGAAATGCAGAACGTCGGTTTACGGGTTTGGCTTTAATGGGTATGTTGGTTTATCCGTTTATTATTTTGTTTGCCTCAGTGTTGGGCTTTGATAAGGCAGCTACGTTGATTACGGACATCGCATCAGTATATGTGATTGCAGCGTCAGGCGTGGTTGCCGCGTTCATGGGATTCAATGCGTATTCTGCGAAAGCAGATAGCAAGAAAAGTTCTATAGCGTTTGATAAAGAGTAGAAAGGTATAGTTGAAATGGCAATGTATCCACACAGCGGCATGGGACCCAGCGGGGGTTTTCCCCCCAATATGTCCGCTGCTACTCAAGTAGCTTCCCCCATCCCTGACCAAAATATGCAGCAAATGGCTGCTTTGCAAAGAGGGCAATTTGATTCGAGCATGATGGGTCAAGGTGGGATGGGTCAAGGTGGAATAGAACAATTTCTCCAACCTTTTTTGCAACAGATGCAACAGCAGCACCAACAAGAGATGCAGGGG